AGCTGCCGCAAAGTAGATAAATGGTTTAAAAATATAAAGAAAGAGGGACATTTTGTTCCTCTTTTTTTGTTTATGTCAATATTTTTTTGTATCTTTGACCAATACTAACTATAAACTAATTATTATGTGGGATAAGATTTTGTACTTGGCTAGATGGGTGGTAGGAGTAGGCGCGTTTATTACGTTCTCAATAACTGTGTATCAGTATTTTGACGATATAAAGAGCAAAGAGACCCTTAATCAACAGGAGATAATGGGGCATTTAAAACAGATTACAGACTCCTCAAAAATACAGTATAGCATTATAAATCGAAAAATTGACCAAATAAGCATGAAGCAGGACGAAATGATCGTCAATGATAATGTTATGAAAAAAAGCATTATCGATCATGTATCTCAGGATAAAGAAGTTACAAAAGAAGACCTATACAAATTTATGCAGCAAATAGGTTCTGAGTTAAAAAAAAACAACCTAGGATACCAACCAACCAGAACATTTATCCAAGACAAACCATAGTCGTTGGATCGATAGAAGTTCTATTAGCAGCTAAATAATGGCAGAAAGAAATAGATTTGGAACAAAGCCAACTGCAGCTCCATCATCAACCGTGATGGATTTGGCTTTAATACAAAGCATGATTGATGAGGCAATTGCAGGTGTATCTAGTGGTAGCACTATAATAAATTCGCCATCTTTTAATCCAGGCATTACTATTTCAGACACTTCAAGTCCATATATTATATTGCATAAGTCGGGAGGGTCGTTTCCTAAAGAGTGGGAAATCGACATAACAAATAATGATTTATATATTACCGACAAGACTGCCTATGTAACAAGTATGGTTTTTCAGAGCGGCACTGGAAATATTGGAATAAATCAAACAGTTCCTGATGAAAAGCTCCACGTAGTAGGAAATATTCACGTTACGGGTAATATTTACGCTAGCGGAGAAATATCTGCATTTGCAGGCTCTGCTCCGGTAGACTGGTGGGCGTCAATGCCTAGCGCAACGGACTTGATAACTGGTGGTATTAAAGTAGGTGCAGGGCTTACAATGACAGCAGGGGTACTATCTGCTTCCGGAGGTGGGGGAACTATGAATCATAATGCATTATCTTATTTAGATTATGCAACTGCAGGTCATACAGGTTTTCAGGCTGCATTATCCGGAACAGGTTTAGTATATTCAAATGCAGGAGTTATTAGCTACGACACGAGCGCATATATTACCACATCGGCATTAGTCGGATATTGGAATGCGTCTAGTCATCCAACTACAATATCGGGATATGGAATAGTAGATGCACCTAGTATTAGTGCGGGTGCTTTAGCTGAACAGCTAGCAATCTTTACTAGCGCTGGTAATCTAAAAGGAGATGCAAAAGTTACATTCATTGAAAGTACAAATACATTTAGAATAGCCGGAAATATTATAGCTACAGGCGAAATAAGCGCGTTTGCGGGCTCAGCACCTACTGATTGGTGGCTTTCTATGCCCGTAGCCACTGCTACCATTATAGGAGGTATTAAAGTAGGTGCAGGGCTTACAATGACAGCAGGAGTATTGTCCGTAACCGGAGGTAGTGGTACTTCTGTACATAGTTCATTATCCAACTTATCATATGCAACTGCAGGTCATACAGGTTTTCAGGCTGCATTATCGGGAACGGGATTAGTATATTCAAATGCCGGAACTATAAGTTACGACACTAATGCCTATATAACTACAGCCGCTCTTGCAGGTTATGCTCCTATTGCAAGTCCTACGTTTACAGGGACAGTTACATTAGGAACAGGAGGAATGAAATTTTCAAATAGTGCAGGTTATTATAATATAAGAGCCGGAGCGGCAGGGGCAGCAATATCATTTGGTGTAAATGGAGGTACTTGGGATAGAAATTTACATTTAGGTTTTGTAGATAATACAGATATGTTTGGAGCGTATCTCAGTATAATAAATCAAACAGGTAATGTTGGTATTGGAAACATAGCTCCATCTAAAAAACTTGAACTTTCCGCAGCTAATGGCGCTCATGACGGATTAAGAGTAAGCTATAATGGTGCGGCAGGGGAAGGTCTCGACTTAACTTACTACAACACAGGATCAACTATTATTAGTCTCGACAGTTGTTATAATAGTGATGCAGCAATTATGCGGTTTAGAATGAAAACCATCGGAGCTCCATTAACTGCAATGACTATTCTTGGCAATGGAAGAATAGGAATAGGACGAACACCTACTACCTACCTTTTTGAAGTTGAAGGAGACAGCTATACTAATGGGTGGTTATATAATAGCGGAAGCAGAGGTTGGTATAACGCAACATATGCTGGTGGTGTATTTATGCAGAATAGTACCTATGTAGAGGTATACGGAGACAAGGCATTTAAGATGGCAAAACCAGTTGCAAATGGTAACGGTGCTCGTTTATATCTATCTAACAATCAATATTCAGGTAACGTAGGTGCAGGTTGTGATATAATTTTTGGGCATTACTCTGACACAGCTGATCCAAGAAGGTATGCTAGAATCTACAGTATAGGAACGCAGGCGGCAGGAACAGCAGATAAATTAATATTCAGTTTTTCTGATGATACGGAAGTTCCTGTGATGACTTTAGTTCAAAACGGTAGTTATGTAGGAATAGGAGGAAACAACACATCTCCTGACGCTCCACTTCATGTTAAAGGTAGTGAATCGACAATGACAAGCGGATGGAATAGAACACTTACCCTTGAATCGACTTTTCCTAGTATTATTTTAAATAGCAATAGCACAAAATGGGCTACTATACAGTATGATTATTCAAGTAATTTCAATATTCGCCTTGCAGCTACAAGCAGTGATACTACTACAAGTGGTTATGTTGCATTGTCAATAGTTAGCTCAACAGGAGTGGCTACATTCTCTAATATTGTTTCTGCTACAAACTTTTCAGCAACATCTGATTCTAGGTTAAAGCAGGACATTCAGGATATCAAGTCGCTTCCTATTACAGCTAGCTATAAGCAATTCAGAATGAATAATGATCCACGTCAATTAAGATATGGTATTATTGCTCAGGAATTACAGAAAACACATCCTGAACTTGTGTATACAGGGGCTAATGGAATGCTATCTGTAGCTTACTTTGATTTATTATGCAAAGAGGTGTCTGATTTAAAGGCGGAAATTAAGATTCTAAAGGAAGGGAGGGCTGCATAATGGCGTTACCGACAAGTGGGGGATTAACTTTAGACCAAATAGCAGAAGAAGTATTTCCAGGATTTTCACATCCTATGGATTTCTTAACGGTATTAGGCTCTAGTCTAATTATTGACAAAACATTACCATTTGCATTTCTTCCGAAATTCTATGGATATGTTGATGATATCACTTTTACATCCTCACCTACATCTAGAACTTGGGGTTATCAGGAGACTACTTCTTATGATGTCACTATAATTGTAGATTCTCCTACCTGTCACGTAGATAGCTTCCCGTCATGGATTACTCTGAAAGACAATACAAACACTCAGATTAATGCCGGAGACACACTTTATAAAGGCGGAACTCCAAGTTATGTATTAAATATGACTGCCTCTGTTAATGTAGGAGTAGCTCGTAACGGAAATGTAGTAATACATCTTGCCGCTGCAATAGGAAATTCTTATCAGACACAAAGCGGAACTGTATTAAATATTGCTGTTTATCAGGATGAATCTCCAGCTGCTCCTTACCTTGGTGGCTTCTCTCTTGGAAGTTCGACTACAATCGATTCATTCTCAGGAGAATCTTGTACAGGAATATCACTTGGATCGACTACAGTATATCCTGTATTTACACCAGGAGGAACTTTTACTACAGGAAGTCATCAGTTACAGGTGTTCGTTGGATCACCGACAGGCACTAGGCTTTATAATGGAACGGCATATATGGCAAGCGGAGTTCAGACAAGTGCAACTTGTGGATTGTCTAGGGCACTGACATCAGGAGAAGTAGTTTATATTGTAATAGGAGAGGATTTTGAGTTATAATCACTAATAAATAATCAACAAAATGGGAAAACCAGTAGAACAAAACGAAAACACAGGATTATCAGGTAATGCAGGAAATGCAAGCAATAATCTTGTAAAAGGCAAGCTAAAAACCGCAATATGGAAATTGCTTGTAGGTATCTTAATTGCTGTTGCTTTAGTGGCAGTAGCAATAGTAATACTTGGATAATATAAGGGGTAATTATTACCCCTTACCTTATTCATAATAAGTAATAAAATGCCAGTAACTGAAACAGAAGTAACAACCGGAAAGGTTAGAAATGAGATCGGAGGCGGCTCATTTAATGTTGGTGATCTAGTAGACACCTTAGGATTAAATAAATATTCGTATTACGCACCAGGTCAATTAGACGTGGATGCTAATAAAGATATCACTCTTACACCGCCTTCGGTTAGATTTGATCTAGGGGAATTCAGGCTATATGATCACAATCCATTAACATCATTTCCTCCTCGTCCACCTACCGGATATACTTTAAATTGGGGATTATCATATTCAGATATTGATGTTACATGCGTATGGTTTCCTGGAACTATGAACTATAAGGCATTTGCTCAGCCAGCCGATTATGTAATGGTTAAGTTTTATCTTACAGAAGCAAACAGGACGAATGAAGCAGCTGTGTGGAAATCATTTAAAGTGCCATTATCATATGTTTCAGCCGGAACTCCATTAGTAGGTCATTCTAGACAGTCATCAACAAAAATATCTTCATCAGGAGCTACTGTTATGACTGTTACAGGATTTCCGGTTTTAGGATTAGCTACTCCTGATCAGGATGTATGGTGTGAAATGTATTTATGCGATGTAGGTGAAAATAGAAAAATAAACTTCGGTACGCGTGCCGAAGGATATTTCAAGCTAGTATTACACAGGGTAGCAGCGCCTTATGCATATGGAGCTAATAATAACAAGCCTGTTAAGCCTACAGGATTTACAGGCTTATTCCCGATCTTGGGAAGCAGCTCAGCACCATGTTCTTCGACTACACAATTAGTTCAGACTGCAGCTAATACTACCTATGATATTTGGGTGTTTGCATGGGGAATATTTAATGACGATGTTTGGGATGCAGGAGCTACGCCAGGGACTCATACAGGCTCTATTGCTCTATCGAATGCTGAAATATATCTTACATACAAAGGAGTGAGTCAATTGCTGTATTCGGGAGCTCTTACAACATCAGGAGTACATTGTACAGGAACTCTTGCCGGAGGAAACGCATGGTCTTATGATACCAATGGAATGATCACATTTGAAGCCGGAACAACTATTATATCAAACCCGACTAGGTTTAAGTGCTCTTAAATTTGTTATTGTCGATTTTTTTTACTATATTTACAGCGTTAAATTATTCATTAATCAAAAAACTATTATTATGAAAATTAAATTGAACTCAGAGATTCTTGGTGTTAATGAAGAGTCACTTAAGGACGAGGATGGATTGGTCATTACTTTAAGAAGTATATGTCAGTCATCGCTGCTAGCTCCCGACAAAGATGACACTGAGAAGCAGAAGATCGAGAAATACGATGTTTACAAAAAGGTTAAAGGAAGAGTTCTTGAAGCTGATCTCACAATTGACGAACTTCATCTTATCAAAAAATGTATTGGTAAGTTTCAGTCACAATTAGTAGTCGGTCAATGCTTCGAATTTATAGAAAAAGGCAAGCTGTCGGAGCAGGAATAATCCGATTAATTAAAATAGGATATGGGATTAAATGTTGATAAAGTATTTCGCTTCATTCAATTTGTAGCGAATAAGGAAAGTAAGGGATGGATATCTCCGTCAGAATTCAATCTTGCGGCTGAATTAGCCCAATTAACGCTATATAGCGAAAAAGAGGCGGTATTCATGGCTACAAAGAAGATCGGGGCTGACATGCTTCCATTCTCAGCTAAAGCTGCCGTAACTCCTGCCACGGGAGGAATAATTACTTATCCTGTAGATTTTCGACATTTAATTGCCATATACAATACTTCTACATTCAAGAAATACGAAGAATTAACACAGGCTGAGCTGGCGGATGCAATGCAGAGCAGGATAACTACTCCTACCGCAGCTTACCCTGCTGTCGTACAGAGGGATGTAAATATGTTCGTTTATCCAAGCACAGTTGTAACTCCGTCAATTATAGAATACTTACGAAAACCAACTATTCCGGCATGGGGATTTACTGTTGTAAATAGTAGACCTGTATATGCCTCCGGAACAAGCGTTAATTTTGATTTCGATGACATTCTTTTCTTAGAAATATCAATGAGAGTATTACAGCATGTTGGATTGAGCATCAAGGATAATGATATCGCTCAGTACGGAATGTCGTTCAGTAACAATAAAACTCAGCAATAATGGCAACTACTAAATACACACTTGCTGAACAGGCAATGAGAATATTATCCGGAGGACATCTTAAGCCGGACAGAAACCTTGACATCAGGGAAATAATGATGTATATTGATCAGTGCAGAGACACCTTTATTATAGAGGACTTCACTGAGAATCTTAAGAACAATAACGAATACGATATTGATTCATATTATCTTACATATTTCCCAAATGTAGCCGTAACTCTAGATGCTACTACAGGATTAAAAACTGCACTGCTTCCAGCTAGTAGGCTTTCGCTTCCAAAGGATATGGGATTATATTCAGTATCAGCTCCGGCAACTAATGATAATCCATACATCCCAATAAAGCAGGGCATGATGTGGCAGTTCAAAAATTCCAATGTGTTCAATATTGCATCTAAGATATTTTATTATCCGGCAGGAGATAGGATTTACTTTACCAATTTACCAATAGGTGTATACACCATAACAGTAACCGGAACTTCGGGAAGTGCTACAGTCGTTTGTAATGGAGTATCTCAGGTAATTACTCTTGCAACTACTATCGAAGCGGCTATTGATACCTTTATAGCAGCCTACGCTCCGGCTTATCTAGCCGCAGGTGCTGTGCTGACTAAAGGCGGAACAACTAATCTGATATTCACGGCAGTTAATCAGACAACATTATTTACAGCCGTTCCAACAATAGTAAACGCTTCCGGAAACTTAACCGGAACTGTAGCCGGAACTGGAATCGTGTTAGTAATAATGGCTGTTACTTCTAAGAATATCACGGAAGACGATTTATATCCAGTGCCTCCGGATAAAGAAAAGACATTGGTCGATATGGCTATAGAGAGATTCGGGGTAGCAAAGCAAATACCTCATGATGAAATTGAAGATGGAAATAAATAATTTGAAATAAAATGCCTCATACACCTCGCACAACAATAGATGAAGTCATTAAGAGTCTTCTTAGCCAAGAAGGAAAGAGTACTCCTCATGACTATATGGTATATCTTAATCTAGCAAACATAGGTCTTAAGGAGCTGACATTCGATATATTAGGAAATACATCTGCATCGCTACTTCTCGTTAGCAGTGTATTAAGGATCGATCTTCCGGAAAACTTTGTCGACTATACATTTATTGGAGTAGTAGGAAATGACGGCAGGAAGCATACTTTGGGATCAGCTCCTAATATTGCAATTCCTGGAGGAGTTATTCCTGATGTATCAGACGCAGCTGCAGAATATATAGTTACTTCCGGATTCGGAATGGGAGGAATATATGGTCTTGGCGGAGGTCAAAATAGCAACGGATACTACAGACCGGAAATTGATGTTGATAATTGGCAGATGATACTTGCAGGCGTACAGCCTGGCTCTTACATATATCTCGAATACATCACCGATGGAAGCTTAGCTAGCGGAGAAAATATTATTCATCCGTATGCAGAAGAAGCCCTGAGAGCGTACATTTATTGGAAGTCTATTCAGAGAAAGAGGTATGTAGGTCTTGGTGAAAAAGCCGATGCTAAAACTACCTATTATAACGAAAAAAGGCTAGCTAGAAAAAGACTTGTATCATTCACAAAAGAGGAAGCACTACAGCAAATAAGAAAAGGTTTCAAACAATCTCCAAAATTATAATCAATGCAGTCTACAGTAGTAAAATCATTTCATAGAGGGCTAGACAGAGATACAGATATTCGATTAATGCAAAATGGTAACTATCTAGATGCCATGAACATAAAGATATCTAATGCATTATCCGGAAGGGTTGGTGTTGTCACAAACATGCTTGGAGCTCTCAATATCTCAGGTACTACTCTAGTTGGACTTACAGGAGATACTGTTTTGAATATATTTCCGGACAGAATAAACAATTGCTTGTATGTTTTTATTGCCAATACATCAACATATGTAGACAGGATTGTTAAGTACGTTCCGGCTACAAATACATGGTCGCTAGTAGTAGCCTCTTCGATCCTTGGATTTAATACGGACTACAGAATAAACTCATTTGACGTAGTTGAGAATTTCATATTTTGGAATGACAATTATAATCCGCCTAGGACTTATGACAATAGCTTAAACTACCTAAGCACTTTAGGATATGTTGCTTATAATGCAGCAACTCCATATGTGCTAGGCAATAAGGCTACTCTGAACGGGATCGTATATTCAGCGCTATCCTCTTTTACAGGCAACGCTCCAAGCGGCAATTTAACCGACAATACATATTGGGAATTACTTCACACACAGGGATATGACGCATCTTATTTTGATTGCGCCGTTTTAGTGCCAAACAGAGCACCTACAACTGTTGTGAGTACAGATTCATCATTTGCATCTAACTTCTTAGTAGGTAAGTTCTTGCAGTTTAAACACAGGTTTGTTTATAAAAATAATCAAAAGTCCGTATTCTCACCTATAAGTAATGTTGTATATTCGGGTTCTGATTACGATAATCCGGTTACTACAACAGGATCAGTGCCTTCGAATAACTTGGTTACAATAACTGTTCCGCCAAATAACGCCAATAAGTTAGTTGAAAAGATAGAGATAGCAGCTAGAAGCGGAAATAATGGAGACTTCTCTATTATCAAAACCTTTAACACAGACTCAGCATTCTTTTCGTCAGGGTATAATTTTCCGTTTTACAATAACGGGATTTCCACTTCATTGGCAATAGATGAGTCAAATCAGCTATATGACGATATGCCACTAAAGGCAAGGGCAGCAAGATTTGCTAGCAATAGAATGCTGTACGCGGGTACTACTAATGGGTACACAAAGCCAACTATTGATACTAAATTATTTCTAGCTAAGCGCGGAAGACCCGACGCTGCCACGCTGACATACACTTCAACTGATATGACATGCCTGGATAGCGCAGCATTATTAGCCGCAGCTATGCCAACGTACACAACCCCGACGGTAGGTGATACTATTACCTGTACCGGAGTAACGTCTTGGGCTAATTCATGGGAGCATATTTCATTTGGGACTCTAGTAGTCACCGTTGGAGTTGGATGGGGATTTGCTGACATATTGGCATACATATTAGCAAATACAGTAGAGGCATGGGACTCTTACACTAGATATCCATCTTCGGATAAGAAGTTATTATACCTTGATGGTTCTCAGTCTGTTGCTAGAAATGACTTAAGTATTTACGATCCTAACTACGGTAAGACTGCTTATCTTATTAATGACAAAATGTCATTTGCAGTTGCCAAGGGCGGAACTACTCATGATGAGATATTCAAATCCGGTGCAAGATATCAGGTAGGTCTTCAATATTACGACGGTCAGGGAAGAACTAACGGTGTGATATTATCAGCTGATTCAGAGGTTTACATACCAACTGTGGCTGAAAGATACTTACTGCCTAATGATTTAGTCAGCTCCGGCGGAATGTACTTAGCTATTGAAATAACAAATACTCCGCCATCGTGGGCTAAATACTATAATGTAGTATGGGCAAATACATACAGGGATGCGGCTGTAATCACCACTACCATAATTGATGCAAGAACGGTAGGAGCTTTATGTCAGGCTAATATAGGCAGTATAAAATACAGCAATACTAATCACCAAACTCAGCTAGCATATAGTTGGCAAAAGGGAGACAGGGTTAGGTTTATTACATACGACGCGTCAGCCGGAAATAGCGCAGGGACTCTAGAATGGGCGATCAGACCTTATGATGCTGAGATAATTGCTTCTGACGATAATTATGCCTATACGGGAGAGGTGGGCGATGGTAATCAATCTATTTCATTCTACTATCCGCTAACCGGAACTAGTAATGCCATGACTCTAGGGATGGTAAAATATTCTCAGATCGAAATATATAGACCGTCGACACAGGCTGAGGCTGAGCAGGTATTATTTCACGAAGATTCTCAGATGTTTGACATCACAGGAGGATTACATGAGGGAACTATAGATCAGACTACTACAGGGACTGCTACATCATCTTACTATGGAGTTTACATATATGGTGCTACCGGATATATAAAACTAGCTACATCGTCACTATCATCTGCTATCAAGCCTGGAGACGTTCTTACATTTACAGGAACTTATTCAGCCGCTCCGGCGACTACATTCGCGCTAACCGTAATTGATAACGGCGTGACTTATAATGGAGACGGCAGCGTAGACGTCATGTTTATAACAGTTCCATGGATCGCGAACTATTCAACAGCTGTGGGTACGATAAGCTATAGTAAAACATCCAAACCCGCTATGGTATTATTATCACATGGAGACGCTTTCTTTAAAAAAAGAAAACTGCTTATGGCTAGCGATACTGACCTGTTTGTAGAGGATTATGATCTGAGCGATTACATTGATTCAGCGAATTATTCCCTAGGAAGACCGACAGCTATCGTTGATGTTGATGTTCAGGATAATAAGTCTACAATATTTTACACCGAATCCTTTATCCCAAATACTAATATAAACGGTCTCAATAAATTATATCCAGATCTTAATTACGAGGAATACAATAAGTCATTCGGAGCTATAACCTACATACACAATGAAGGGAATGCAATTATTTTATTCCAAGAAGATAAGGTTTCTCAGGTTATGATTCAGCAGGCACTAATGTATGATGGAGGTGGTAACACTCAATATATTAATTCTGAGAATGTTGTGCTATCTAGAATGTTGCCTTACGCGGGCGAATATGGAATGCAAAATCCATTCTCGTTTACATACTTTGGCAATAGAAAATATTGGATAGACTTAAGCAGGGGCGTAGCTTTACGACTCTCTGTTGACGGAATTACTGAAATATCTAGAGCAGGTCTTCGCGGATGGTTCTATGATATCTGCAAAACTACATTAACTCAGACTACAGCCGGAAGTCAGGATGTATTCGGTATTTACGATCCGGTCAATGATGAGTATATAGTTTCATTTAAGTATGCCCAAAAAACCGTATGCTACAATGAGGAGATAAACGAAGGGCAGGGAGGATGGTCTTCATTCTTAAGCAATTACTTTACAGGCGGAGCTAATCTTGATAATAAGGTATTCTACAATAATGCAAGTGCCGTTTATGAAATGAATCAGCCAGTGGCTACAGTGGGAAGAAATGCTATCAAGAATGTCGCGGGCGTTTCAACCGGAATAGAGTCATATATTCAATTCGTAGTCAATGACGAACCTGCTACAGACAAGGTATTTAGATCAATATCTATTGACGGAAATGACGCTTGGGACGTTTCTATAACTACAGAACAGGGTCAGTCTAGCAGCCTACTATATAATGCTGACTTTAGGACTAGAGAAACAGAGTATGACGCTGCCTTTCTGAGAGATGTGAATACACCCAACGTAACTAATCCTTTATTCGAGGGCGACTACATGAGAGGAAAAGAAGCTACCATTAAATTAACCATGACATCAGGTAGGTTCGGACTAGAAAAGTATATTAAATTAGTTCGCACTGTGATATCTAAGGGTTAAACATTTGCTTTTCTCAATTATTTTACTTATCTTTGTTTTTCAAATAATATATCAATATGGGACTATTCGATAGTGTAAATCCAATTTCAGCAATCTCTACAGGTATTCAGGGAGCAGTGGGAATAGCTCAGATGGCTGCAGGTTTCTTTCAGAAGAAGCCTAAGCTTAATGAGTATCAGATTCCTCAGGAGGTATTGGATAATATGAGTCAAGCGGAAAGAATGTCATTTGAAGGTCTTCCGGAGGCTCAGAAGCAACAATATATTCAGAACATACAAAGGAGTGGTGCAACAGCTCTGTCTTCGTCTACAAGCAGAAAAGGAGGACTAGGATTAGTTGCATCAGTTGGACAGCAACAGCAGGACGCATATATGAATTTGCTATCTGCAGATTCAGAGGCTAGGATGAATAATATTCAAAATCTGTTCTCTGCTAGATCGGCTATGGCTGCTGAAAGGGAAAAGAAATTTCAGATCAAAAGAGAGAATATTATGGAGAAGCGTCAGAACATCGACAAACTTCGCGGAGCTGGAATGCAGAATACTATGGGTGCGCTAGGAAGCTTATCCGAATTGGCTACTGGCAGTAAGAAAACATCACTAAAGGATAGCGGTACACCGGAGGGCGTATCTCGAATAGACCCTAAAACTATTAAGCTTGGTAACGGAGTTGATGATCCTAATAAATTAAGATAAGTCATTATGGCAGGAATTACAGCATTAACAAATATTGGAGAAGGAGCAGCTCAGGTATTCGATACTACCTCACTTATTCAACAGCAAAAAGCCGAACAAACAGCCAAGGAGGATAAGATAATTGAAAGTCAACTCGATTATGATCCAAATGACGTATGGAGTAGGGATATAGATCATATTAGTAGTAAGTTAGACGGATATCAAAAATGGATGACTGACAACTACGATAGGCTTAATGCATCAGGAAAAGATAGAATGCAGGCTTGGACTGAAAAGAAGCAACTAGAAAACGGCATTCGTAATGAAATAGCCGCATCTAAGCAAGCCGGAACTATTGCTAAGCAGATGTCAACTGCCATTATGACAGACCCTGACTTTAATACAAAAGCCAACAGAGAGAGAGCTGCCGCATTCAGCAGTCCTCAGAGACCTGAGGCATATGAAAATAAGGAGGCGTATAATGGATTTGCTATTCAGCAACAAATGCTTAAGGAAGTCAATATTCCGCTTGAAGATATAATTAAAAATGTAGAAGAAAACCTTCTTTCATCAGGCGAAATGCGTACCTATGGAATGAAGTCTTTAACAGATAAGAGAACCATGTCTCCGGAGAATAAGATTTTATTCGATGCTAAGATGAAAGAGCTATATGAAAACGGTAACGAGAAAACTAGCGCTGAAAAAATACAGGGTAAGTATGCGTCTCCGGAAGAATTAGGCAAAGCAGTTTTAGGTAAGGTGGATTATAGTGTTAAGACTACATTTGTTAATGCACAGACCGGAGAGGTAAAGGCTGCAGACAATAAGAAGTTCGCTGCATTTGGCAATGAATCTAGAGGATTTGGAATTGGAGTTACTGCAGATGAGATAACCGGAGGTCAGGGCACTGCAAATATGCCTGGAAGACTTTGGGGAACTAATAAGACAGTCATAAAGCCGGAAGATATAACTACCGACGAGACAGGGGCACAATATACATTGGACAAACAAGGCAATAAAGTTCCTATTACAAGAGAGGATTTAGTGAACGCAGCACAGGCAAGTTACTATGATCCATCTGTTATTGGTGGAATTTCATTCGGGGGAAATGATAAAATAACTGTTCAAGCACCTGGAGTTGTAGGAGGAGTGAACATGATTGACGGAAGTTACAGTTCTGATTTATTCGAAACGAGTGCCAATATTACTATATCTGACATAGTTATAGCCGAAAAAGCAATAGCTCCTGTGTATGCTAAGTACATGGGAATGGATTCTGAGGGCAATGCTAAAGAATACAAGAGGGAAATCAAAACTAATGAAATGATTCCTTCCGGAGCAACTTTATTCACGGACAAAAATTACAGTACCCTTATTGATGGGGAAAATGAATATCAGTATAAGGAGCAGGATTTATATGCAGCGGTTCAGGGTCAAGCTCCAAGGGTTAAGGCTAATTTAGGAAGCGAATACCAAATGGGGCAGCAGATTCAAGGAGGATCATCTTTTGCAAAAGGATTAGTTCCATTCGACAGGGTTAGCGGATATATATCAAACGTACTTCCTCATTACCCAGGTCTTGCTGAAAAGATAAGCGAGCTACAGAACTCAAAGACAGGTCAATCTATTATGACAGAATCTCAGAGAATTGCAGCAAGAAGAGATGCTGCTAAAATAGCTGCAAAAAATAAATAATAATTTAATATATCCGATATGCCAGACAAAACACAGGAAATAGCTGAATTACTTAAGAAAGGTTATTCAGAGGCACAGATAAATAAAATCCTCGACGAAGCAGACGCAATCGAACAAAAAAAAAATCCAGGAATCGCAGACGCAGCCAAGTCGACTGAACCTGTCAATACTCAGCCTGCTAAAGTTAAACTTCCTGAGGGTTATGAAGAGCCTGAATGGTTTACTGAGGCTGGATTCAATTATAAAGAAGATACAAAAATAAGACATAGCTTCTTAAATAGAGCTATAAATCTTACTACCCAAGTATCTCCTTTAATCCCCGACACATCGCTACCTGAGGTAATTGATGAGGGCGATAAGCTAACTCCGGAAATGGTTTCGGAAGTAGATGCATTTAGTCAGAATGATCTAGACTACCAAGCTAAAAATGTTAGGACGCTGAGAAGCGACATGCAGAAAAAGTATAATGCTAATGGTTCTAAAATAACCAATAGAAATATTGATTTTCTCATAGAGGAAGCTACAGCTCCTAAATTGGTTGATCAGATAAATTCCGCAATGATTGAGGTTAATAAGGCAGGTAAAACTAAAAGAGACCTGCTATTATCTGACCCTAAGATTATTCAGGGCATGAAGGCTCAGTACAGAGAAAGAGGATGGAGCGGGGATATTGTTGACCAAGCTTTCAGTAAGGCACTTACATCTAAAAAAGACGATATTCTTTATAACGATCAGTTGGCTACTATATCAAAGATGGCTAACGACGTTGCGCTTAAAACCGGAAGAAATCCTGACGACGTTCAGAGGGAATACGGGGAAGAAACTGAAAAGGATCGCGTAGAATATGCTGAGTCTCTTTTTGGTAAAGAGGAAATGGAAAGAAGAAGAGCTGTTAAGGAATTGGAGTTTTTAAAGAAAGACCCCGAAACTAACATGCTTGCTATTGCCGATAAAGAGAAAAGAATTAAAGAGTTACAGGGAAGACTGCAGTTAGATATGCATATCGATTGGGCGGGAAGTATTGTCAACACTCTTACTGATCCTTTACGAAGACCTAATGTTGCTCAGCGCTACACATACGGAGCTTATGATGAAAACGGAGATAAGGTTATTCATGGTAAAATGTCAGACGAAGAAAAGCAGCGTCAGTCTGAGATTACTGCCAAAATGAATGACATTAAAGAAAATCCTAATTTCAAGCAGAATATTACCAAGCAGGCTCAGAGACAATTCATGATTCTACAGAATCTAAAATTGGCTAGAAAGCAGGCTCATAATGAAATTAACGACCAATTAAGTCTATTCCAAAACAAGCCAGCTTTAGGTGCTTCTACTATGCCTAGCTCTGAACAGATGAGCATTATGGCTAAGGGAAAGAGGACTACTGATAATATCGACTCAATGATTCATGAGGCTGAGGTTTCATTTGAAGCTCTGTCAAGAATGGAGTTATTGAATCAGGATGTTGCTATGGAAGATAAAACACTCATGTATTACCTAGGCGACGCAGGCAGTCTTTTGGCTAATAAAAATAACTTCCTGAATTTATACAAGAATAAAACATCCGATGCTGAGCAGGTAGAGGTCGCAAGAAAACTATATGCTGACATGGGTTATCATATGGATGACGAGGAACTTAAGAATACAGCTCCTGACTTAGCTCTTGATATTACAAGGGGAGCAACTGAACTTACTGACTTTGCGGTTAAAATGATACTCTTAGATAAAGTAGCCGGAGTCAATGGACTTCTTGCGCTTACTACTAAGATGAAGAAAGTAGGGGGAGCTGAGAGGCTTGCTGCTTCATTCTTTGAGAAGTCAGCTACCACCCTGGATAAACTAGGTATGGCTAAAGCTGCTTTAAAGGCAGAATCAGCAGGTTTAAGCGCATTGAGCGCAGCAGGGAAGGGAACGGCAAGCAAAATAGCCGCTAACGTAACAGAAGCAGCCGTAGAGGGCTTAAAGTTTGAAGTTGTAGGCGGAAGTAATGTTGAAAGCAAGGTAGGCGGATTTGAAACCGGATTAGCTTTTTATGAAGTTGGCAAACTAATGCCTAATGTAAGAATTGCAAACAAGGCTTTTAACGTAATCGCTAATGGATTCTTGAAGTCATCTACACAAATGACTGCATCCATGGAAGCTGTAGCCGGATATGAGGCTGCTAGGAATGCTATTGCCAATGATAAGGACTTTGGAAGGGCTATGGAAGAAAACGGCATTATCGGATGGGGAGATAAGGATGAAGTTTTCAGAAGGGTTATAGTAGAAATGGTTACTGCAGCTCCATTCGGACTGAGAGCTATGACTTCCGCTAGAGAATCAGGATTTTCGAACACAACATATGTGGATATTAAAAAAGCCGCTCAGCAGCTAAGGGATATGGGTCAACCGGAGTTGGCTGTTCAACTAGAAATGTCACAGGTCGCAGGAGTAAGTCCTGAGGGCAGCAAACATGCGTTTAAGATAAAAGATCAATTGATGTATCTTCGTGAAGCCGGAGAATATAATCCTTCAAAAAAGCTCGATAAGAATCTTGAAAGATACCAGGAAATAGTTGAGGAATTGGGTTATGATCCTATTACAGATCAAATGCTTGAAGCTCACAACGGGGAATTATTTGGCGTTTCCATGGCTAAGGATGTTGTCTTAATGCATGAAAAGATTGAATATCTTAAGAAGGCTAAAATTGATATAGAACATAATAGTCCTGAGGCTATAGAAAAAAAATATCAGGAGCAAGCACAGCTCGATCTCGATTCTCAGATTGAAATGGAGGGAAAAATTATTAATGAGGCAATAAATATCAATGGAAAGAAGCCTGTAATTACAAGAACCCAGGAGCAAAATGACTTAGCTAAAATAAAAGAGGATATTAATAATACCAAAAAATCGGATGTTGATTGGGATGCATTGGCGAAAGAAGAAGGCACTAAGGTAAGGGATGTTTTTAGTAGATTAAGAGATAGGATTGGTGAAAAAAACTTTACTCAGATTCTTAATGAAGCTATTGGCATGACAAGGATGGTTGAGGGAGAGAGGGGAAAGATATTCGATCTACTACCTAAGGATAAGGATAAATTATATTGGAAAGGATTTTCTGATAAAGAAGTATTTGATTCATTTGTAGATACAATGCAGTCATTGCGCTCAGATAATCGCAAGTCTGATGCTATTAATAGGATTGAGTTTCTACAGGAAGTTATGGACAGGATGGAAGTAATACATAATCCTGCAGCCGGATACGTAGAAACTATATCCAATCGTCCGTCTTATAGCAATATGGTGACGCTTCCCGAAATGACACTGCTTAAAGAGCAGATAAAATCATTCAAGCGTGGATCAGTAGCCGGACGTAAGGAGTTTAGGGATCAATTAAAGGTTGTTCAAAATTACATCAGAGATAATGCTCCGGCTATATTGGATATTCTCAAGAATACCAAAATGACTGTTGGTGATATTATGGAATTAGCAAAGCCATTAAAGGCTAACGCTAGCGACGCAACTATCACTGAGAGAATAAATAAGATAGACGCTGTTATTAAGAGAATGGAACACAGGTCTGTTAAGAAAAGAATTACCGATAAGATCAAGTCTCTAGAACCTAGCGTTACTAAAGCTGGAATCGTAAAGGGAGGCAAGGTTGATTTTATTACAGCATCCAAGGTTGGAACTGTAAAAATAAGGATGCTGTTCAGCAAGGCAATAAGTACGAAGCCGATCTTTATGAAGCTCAGATTAATGCCCTACAGACTACCGGATTTAGACAATTTGCTCTCTACCGAATAGCTGAGCTGCAAAATAAAGGCATAGGAGAATTAAGTAGAGCTGAGTTAATGGAATTAGAGCTGCTAGACTTCAACGATATGAAGAGAATGTCTCGCACAGACCTGCTTAATGCAGAGCGAAACCTAGACATGATGACTAGATATGGAATGTCGGTTCGTGAAATGGAAAATCTTAATAAGGAAATATTATTTGAGGGTGAGACTAATGCTGCTATAGAGGCGTCTGGATTTACTAAGGAGCAAATAGAAGCCGGAATTAGCGCTAATATTTATTCAGAAAGAGGAGAAAAAGGGAATAGTAAGAAGTTTGAAGGACTTGATAATATTACGGAATGGGCTACTAATTTCAGACAGGCTCAGGAGTCTTTCTATACCCTAATGGAACTAGCTATGAGAGATACCCCGAACAGACCTCATATGGAAGGATATTTTCACAGCATAACTCATGACCTATATAGAGCAAGGAGTCATAAGGATGCTACTGTTAGAAGGTTAAAAACTATGGTATCTTCTAATAAAGCCCGCATATTTGGAGTTGATACTAAGGAACTTGGTAAAATAAATAAATCTCATACTGAAAAACAAAAAGCATCAATAACTATTAATAATAGAAAATCGGATATTCTTGGTCAATCTAAAACAGGCAAAGACATATATAATGAAATGACTGTTAATGAGGCGTACAAAACATGGCAGGCTACGCTTATGAAGAATAACGATAATGCCTTCTTTAAAATGGGATGGGGCGTTAAGGAGGTTGATGGAAAAATGGTATATGATGCAGAGCTGCTGAGAAGTGAGCTAGAGGCTTTCATAGAAAAGAGCAGTCCGGTTGGAAGTAAGGTTATTGATTATGCTAGATGGCAGGTAGAAGAATTTTTTCCGTCGTATTATCCAAGACTAAATGAAGCCCATAGACAGAGAAATGGCATTGATATGCTTTATGAAGTAAACTTTTCTCCGAGTATTAAAATAATGGAGGGAGAAAATATGCAGGAACTTTCCAGAAGTATTATGGAGGGTGACGCTCAGTTCTTCGCTCAGAGCATGCTGCCTGGCTCTATGAGGGCTAAAAAAATAAATCCATTCGTAAGAATTAATACTGAAATAGATGGAGATGCTTTTCTTGCAAGATACATCGATAAGATGGAGCACTTCATTCATTTTCAGCCAGTTGTTGATAGGATGGAGGGGGTATTTGGAGATAAGAACGTCAGAACAGCTCTTGCGATCAATAACGGTGCTAACATGAATAAGGTTATTGATGGATTTATAGACAGAATTAAGAAGGATTCAACTAAAAAAGCTGAAACAGAAATAGATAAGGTGTTCGACTTCTTTAAAAGGAAAATAGTAATGTCTAAGTTGGGTCTTAATATTAGTTTATTTCCAAAACAGTTAGTTGCGCTACCGGCATATATGTCATCATTAGATATTAGCGAACAGGGAAGTTTTGCTTCAAAATTAATACCTACAAAAGACTTCATAGATACAATAAAAAAACTATATCACTCTGATGCTGTAATAAACAGAATTACCTCAGGGGGAAGTGAAAGAGATTTTCAGGATGTTATATCTTCTCTCGAAAAAAGGGCTGATGAATATAAAATAGATGAAGGAAAGGGGTTGCTAAGTAGGGCTATAACAGGAAAACTTTCAAGCGATATGCTTATTATGACTAAGTTGGGAGATATCTCTACTGTACTTATGGGTGGTCAGGCTATCTTTAGAATTAAGAGAGATAAGTACTTAGCAGAGGGAATGAGTAAGGCTAAGGCTGAGCAGAAAGCATATGAAGATTTTGTTATATCAACAAACTTAACTCAGGCTTCTGCAAACATTGAAGATTTAAGTGCCATTCAGGCTATGGGTTCTGTAGGGAAAATGATGACTCTATTCCAAAACACACCACTTCAGTACATGAGAATCGAGGCTGCTGCAGTGACAAATCTTTTTAAATCGACAAAAAGACTTAGAGAGCTGGAAAAAGGTAGCGAAGCTCGTGGAATAGAAGTCAACAGAATAAAGAACTCTATTAAGGATGTAATTATTTACCACTTCATGCTTCCGGCATTATTCCAGGCTGCTACAAAGAGATTTTATATTGGAGAAGATGAAATGCTTGACGATCCTGATATGTTAGTATCTATGGGATTAGGATCAGGAGCTTATGTATTTATAGCCGGACAACTCTTAAAAGCTGCTGCCGATTGGGTAGCGTCAGGTAATACATTCGGAGTGCAATTAAGTGGAATAACAGAAAGCGTTAGTAAGGATATTAATGATTCATTTAAGGCTATAGAAAAGATATTAGCCGAGAATCCTGTAACTGAAAAGGATATATTTGATATGATAAAAACAGCCAAACCTATTATGTCAGTTATCGGAGATTTCACAGGAGCTCCGCTTATTCCTGCCACCAATTTAATTAAGGGAGTTTATGATTACACTACAGGAAAGACGGATGATATCGGTAGTTTAATTGGCTACACTTCAATGGCTACAGGGGAATACGATAGAAGTAAGGACTTTAGATTTATGAACGAGCATCTTAAAAACGGAGACTCTCTAGAGAAATTCCTTCAGGACGTTAGGAAGCAATATCCTGGCGATGAGTTTGCCGCTAATCAGGGTAGACTTATTCGCGAATATACTATGTATGAGCATTTTGGAGGATATGATCCTATCGTGAATCACCTTTATAGATCGGGACTTCCAACTAAAGATAAAGCTAAATATCTCCTTAATCTTAAGGAACATAAAACTGGCGGAGTGAAAACTCTCAGCACTATATACGAGGCAAAGACTATGACTGATGAGAAATGGAATAAACTTATTGATGAACTCACAAGGTTCGGAGTTATCACCATGGAAGTAAGGTCTGAAATAGCTAAGGAATTATACAAAAAGAAAAGCGCCAAATAATTTGGAATTGTCGATAATTTTACTACCTTTGCATTCGAACCAAAACCGATAAAATGAACTCATTAGACTTTCTTGTTATTCATTGTACTGCCACACCTAAGGGTCGTAAAGTTACCGACTCAGACATTCGTAAGTGGCATTTAAGTCCGAAGCCGGAAGGCAGGGGATGGAAGCAGGTCGGATATTCTGATATGATATATTTAGACGGATCGCTTGTGAATCTGACTGCATATAATCAGGATAACGTAGTTGATCCTTGGGAGATAACAAATGGAGCTGTAGGCGTAAATCAACGCTCCCGCCACGTGGTTTACGTTGGAGGTTTGGGTGTTGAGCCGGAGCTAGAGAATGATGACGATGAGGATATGGGGCAGTTTGTTCCCGAAGACACTCGCACTCCGGAGCAATTAAAGTCATTGGAACTGTATGTTAAGTATATGATCCTAAGACATCCACGGATTAAAGTTGCCGGACATAATCAGTTTGCGAATAAAGCATGCCCTAGCTTCGATGTAGTAAAATGGGCTAGATCAGTAGGTATTTCAGAGTATAACATCTATATCAAATAGCAATGGAAAAGAAGAGAAACAGGTTAGCGGGCAAGGGTAAGAATAAAACCAGTAAGTCTAATGAATCCACGGGAAGAAATTATGATTACGATAAGAAATACCAGAGCTCTCCTAAGCAAAAGAAAAACAGAGCCATGCGTAACGCAGCAAGAGCTAGTGCCATTAAAAAGGGAACTGCACGCGTGGGAGACAATACCGACGTTGACCATATCAAGTCTATCAAAAAAGGAGGTACAAACGCTAAAGGAAATACTAAAGTCATATCGCGATCAGCCAACAGAGCAAAGAAGTAGTAACTAACTAAAAAACAACTTATGAGTATTAGACTAAGACTATCTACAGAGGAATATAATTTAGTAACAGACTTCAGAAAAAAACAAGACACCGGAAATACATTAATAATAGGCGATCTTCACGAACCGTTCACAAAAAAAGGATATTTAGAGCACTGCCTGAGAGTTCAGGAAAAATATAACACAACCAGGACAATATTCATAGGCGATATTTTAGACAATCATTTCAGCAGCTTCCATACTACCGATCCGGACGGATACTCTGCAGGAGAAGAGTTGGCAAGAGCTAAGGACAGAATTGCAATGTGGTACGAATCATTTCCCGATGCATATGTAACAGTAGGAAATCATGACAGACTACCTCAGCGTCAGGCAATGTCAGGAGGAGTATCTAAATTATGGATTAAATCCATGTCGGAAGTTCTCGATACTCCGGAATGGACTTATGGAGAACAGTTTATTTTCGACGATGTTCTTTATGTTCACGGAGAAGGCAGGCAGGCAGACATGAGAGCAAAGAATGATCAAATATCTGTAGTTCAGGGACATTGGCACACAAAAGGATATATATCATACTTTGTAGGAATTCATCATAAGATTTTCGCCATGCAGGTAGGATCTGGAATCGACAGTAAAGCCTATGCGATGGCATACGGTAAGCACTTTAATAAGCCGCATATTTCATGTGGGGTTGTACTAGAAAACGGCAGTCTTCCAATACTTGAATACATGAATCTATGATTGGACTGAAAGAAATAACTCTTAAAAAACCATTCAATGTAGCCGGAGAATGGTGGGTACTCATGCCGCCACGAAGCGGTGATGTATTACCTGTTTTACTTAAATTAAAAAAACAAGAAGGATATGGACGTAAAGAAATTAATTATAGCAGTTGACTTTGACGGGACTATTGTCGAGCATAAGTTTCCGGCAATAGGAAAGTTACTTCCTCACGCAAGACAAGCTCTGCAAAGATGGAAGGATGAAGGACATTCAATTATAATATGGACTTGCAGGAATCAGTCAGAACCGCTTCATCCTGAATGGAAGGAAGCTCATATCGGAGCTGTAAAGGATTTTCTTGACAAAAACTTCATTCCATATGACACAATAAACTCAGACTCTCCTGCCATTGGATTTTGGCTGCAGAGCCGGAAGGTATACGCTGATATTTATATCGATGACCGTAATATGGGCGGATTTCCTGGTTGGACGACAGCAGTTAAGCAGGTCGATTTCTTTTCAAAACAAGGCACTTGGTTCTATTAATTAATAACTAAATTCTATAAATTATGACAAAATTCGGATTTTATTTTCAGAAATTGGCAATCATTGTCGTGCTAATAGCAGCAATGATAACTGTAATTCCATTTATACTCATAGCAATTGAGGCTGCAATAAATGGAAACGGTGCGTTTGGGTATGTAATGCTAGAGCATATCTTTATTACTACATTTGCTGAATGGAGTAATATAGATGAGGTTACAGATCAGACTCAATATGAAGTTTCAGATGAGACCCAATATGGTAACTCAGGAACTGTTAAACCTAACGATCCTAAGGATTATTACGAGAATCATATGGAGCATTTTCCTGATCCAAAAAAGCAGGGGTAATGAAGTTAAATTTTAATATCAACATCACAACGCTCCTGTGCATAGCAGGGGCGATTGTTTTATTCCTACTTTGGAGAAATGAATCCTCTGAATCAGCCAGGTGGGAGAATAACTACGATATCTCAATATCTGACCATAAGCAGTTTGTAAGCGAAATGGACGGTATAATTGTGACCTACAGGGAATCAGTTACCTTAACCAATCAGGAACTTAAAAAGGCACTTAAAGGAGATAGCATACAGCGCGAGTTGGTGAAGAAATATCGAAAGCTGGCGGAATCAGCGACTATCATCACAGAATGGAAGCATGATGTTATTACAGTAGCCGTCCCTATATTCATTACAAGGGATACAACAATAAAGCATAGCGATAAGTGTTTTAGCGTTGATTTAAGCCTTTCTAATGGTAAGCTGACTCTTCAGGACATGAGAGTACCGAATAGGCAAGATATTGTCTCAGGACGCAGGAAAACGGGCTTATTTAGCAGCGAATACAGTATGGATATTCGTAACTCCAATGAATGTATAGTTACTTCCGGAATGAATAGCTATAAAGTCATCGATAAACCTAAGTGGTATGAGCATCCATTTGTTTGGGGAGCAGCAGGATTGGTTGGCGGATTTTATCTTAATAGCAGGATCAAATGATTGGGTTAACTCCGGCGCAAGCCAAAAAACTAAGCGGCGAGGACTTAAGGCAAATCGCAAAGTTCCATCGTATAGTTAAAAACTATTTGAAGATGCAAAGACTTCTTAATGAACTAAAGTCTTAGTTGAACTAAGTTCTTAGTTATAGACGACTACAAACAAAAATAAAGAGAGGGCTCGCGCCCCCTCTTTTTTTATATCACAATCTCATCTAAGAGACCCTGTAGCATAGAATACTGACCTCTGTCCATATGCTCTACAAACATCATTAGCATCGGAATAATGGTTATGCATGAAAATCCAAGCACAATCCAAGAAAAAGTTGCCTTATTCATCTGACGGTTCGGGTTGAAATATTATACCTCTCCTGCCTGACTCCTCTAACGGAGCGTCCGGTGGAAGGATGATCTTTCTTTTTTCAGTATTGTCTCCGTGAATTATTGCCCTATTTCTATAGACAACAACATTGGAGACTAGCATATCTAGTTCCCGCATAGTCATGTACGGATGAAGTTCCTGTAGCTTATCTAAAGCCAAGCTTACTTCGTGATGTAGCTCCTTACTTCTGCCCACCACTGTAAGATTTAAACAGTAATCCGGATAATATCGACAAACCCAATGCCTGAATAGCCGTAATGGTTGTTAATCCAAATATAGCCGGAATAAGCCAATTCCACAGCCACATAATAGGCAGTGCAATCAATAAACATATTAATAGCATGAACAGAGTTCCGGCTACTACTGCAGAAATAAATTCTCCCATAATTATAATCGATTAATGTTGGTTTCTACTACATTTAATTTCTTCCATTGTGAGTACGGAATTGTAATTTCCGTTGCATCCTTGATGCGAACTACATAACTGTACTCCTTAGTTTCCCTATGGAGAACGGCTGATTTGGATTCAAACTGAATTTCATCGACCTGAAATCCTGCATAATAAGCCTTAAGGCTAGGCAGGAACTGATGGATGTATAATAACAGTCTTTCTTCTGCGCTTAAAGTTAGTCTTTTTGGCGATCTAACATCTATAAAGCCAAGCTTTTGCACTCTTTCTATTAAAGACAATGGTATTACTTTTAACACCCTTGGTATTCCCGACTCCGAGCTCACTGCTTTTGTTCTGAACCCCAACTTGACTAATTCTACGTTTTTCTTCATTTGCTTTCATTTTTTTATCGAACTTTATTCTAACTTCCCATATCCGGTTCACGATCCAACCTAGAAGATATGCCTCTGCTTCATCATTTTTTAAGTCCAACAAGACATCCACATCTGTAAATATCTTATTAACAAGATGCTTTGATTCGTGGGCAATCATTCCTGGAGTTATGCTTCTGCAGAAAATAACCGGATATATTCTAGACGATCCGCTATTTCTTCCTAGGCAAACTGCATCGTATCCCTTTAGGGCTTCATCGTCTACTCCGAAATTCTTTTTTGTCGGATCATAGGCATTGTCAGAATCAGATATCACTACATCTATCCTGCCTCCATACAGGGGCACTGCAATACTTGCTTTTACTTCAACTCTTTTCACGCATTTTTAGTTTATCCGGCAAGTCAGAAAGATTTGTGTCAATTGACTCAGACCATCGTTTAATTAAATCTTTATCTACCAAATAGGCACACTTAAACTTAACGTCAGAACCTCCCTTGAATCGCCTAGACGGTATGCAGTTGTAAAGTATGCATCGCATAAGGGACTGAGGAGTTATCCACACTAAAGTATTGCCATCAAATATCACCCAATAATCAGCCTTGGTAGCAGTTAGGGCTGACGGCTTATTATCGAATGATACCTCGATCACGTAATTTCCCGTCACCCTGCTATAACAGTCAGACTTAACCTCTACCCCAATCCCGCGCTCCGGAATAAATATATCCCATTTAGGGTTTTTACCCTGTAGCTGATAAGCCTTTGGATATTTTTTCAGGATACGCGAGAGAACATAGAGTTCAACTGCCTGCCCCATGGATAGCGACTGCTCCCATGACATATTATTTTCACCCATATTACTTAACGATATACTTCACGTTTTTGTAGATCAGCCAATTCAGCGATCTGTGATCAACCTGCCGGAGACGCTTGTCATATTCAGCACCATCCTTAGTCGGAGTTATTTCCTTGGCGATCTCTAGGTCGATAAGAACTGATCGTCCAAGTACGGGCTCAGTGCCTACGACATACCCAATCATAGTTCTGAGTTCTCCTTTCAATATTAACTCAAATTCTTTAGCCTTTGTTAAATTTCCTGAAGAAATAAAATCATTGACGCGCTCTGATATGGTCTTTGCAGTAGCCTGCTTATGAAAGTTAACCATTACTATAGCATCCCTAGCAGACATCAGCTTCTCAGCGAGTTCTGTTTTGCTTAATCCCTGCTCGGTGTCAAAATGAGTAGAGTAACACTCCTGAGCTATGATAGCATTTCCAATTTCCCATTCAAAGCCATCTTCATTTTTAACCCTAGTGTTCATGAAGCCATCATTCACTACCTGCATGAATGATATTCTGCTCAGCCAACTACCTTTTTTAATATCACTAATCTGTGTTTTTGTTTTCATCTTCTAGTTCTTTTGGTGTCATAAATCGTTTATACAAAGGTCTCTTTCTAATCCATTGATCTTTACGAAACATAGTCGAATCACTGCTAAGCGTGAGGTTAAAGTCTTCTGAGTAACACTTACAATCTATGAAGTGTTTAATTGCGGCGACAGCTTGCTCAGGCTCTTTAGTGATTTCGACCCATTTATTAGCAGGAATCTTATTTGCTATAGCGCCGAACATTTCATTTAAGTAAGCCTCGCTTAATTCCTGCCCATGTATCATCATATCGCGTCAAAGTTAAATTCAAGGATTTTTCTGCTTGCCAAATAATCGCACATATGTACGTAAGCCTGAGCTCCATTGGAGGGAAGCGGGCTGTGCTGTTCTCCGTCCTTTGATGTGTTCCATTGCCCCATATGAGTGCTAACCAATGCTAGAATTCTAGGCATTATATCATCGTATTTTCCTGGGTGAATGACGCACATTTTCTCATGAACATGCTGAACCAATAGTACTGCATGATTTTCAACAGTATAGGTCTCTTTCTTTATGCCGGATTTAACGCCGTCGTGAAGTATGAGTGCCGAAATAATCATGTCCTTCATTTCATCACTGAACTTTGAAGTAATTGTTTTATTACCAAACATACAGTAGGCAATATGAACAGCAGCTCTAGTGTGCCTGACCAAACCTCCTTCGCCAAGAGCATAGCTAGGATGATATTTTCCTGTACTGCTTGCCGGAATGACAAAGAAGTAATCAGGAAGAACTTTCAAAGCTGAAATAGTGAAGTCTTTAATAAGAGGATCACTAATCAGCTTTAGTTCTTTTTCAAATACTTGAAATACGTTACTCAACGCTAAAATCGGTATTAATAAACGCGTCTAGAGCATTGATTTTCCTGTCATTCAGAGCCTTTTTACTGATAATGTCAGTCTGAACCTGATCCAACTTTGTAAGCTGCATAAGAACCTCAGCCTGAGTTACCTGTAATTCATGGTTAGAATTAATCATTCCTCTACGGGCACTACTGAACGCAACAGTTGCCTTGTCGCTGCGCTTCTGAGCTTTTGCAAGTTTTCTCTGAGTTGTGAACTCTAAAAGTCGTGTGAAAATTTTAACTAGCATCATAATAAATTGAATTTAATTGTTTAAAAACTTCGTTGCAAGATATGTAAAAACTTTTACATTTCCAAATTATTCGTGAAGAATGTGATACATTACGCCTGATTTTGTTTGCCTAGGCTCTAGCTTCTGCAGGAAGTCAGCAAACTCCGGTGTCATTTCCGGAGGTTTGACTGAAATATCAACGTGGATGTTGATTAACATCACAACCGTACAATCCATGTAAACTATCATTTTATCTTATGTTTGAATGTATAAAAAGAACATCCGAATATAATTCTCTGACTAAGAATAGTAGCCACTCTCTCATATATACGCTGATTAGCCTTATGTTTATGAATGAATTTAGCAGGCTTTATCTCTGTAAAAGAAGTTCCATTGACGTAAATCAATCCGGCATACTCAGGAATTTCTTCCATTCTTATAAGTCCTTCTACGCAAACGAAGAAGTATTTATTAGGTATATTGATGTGAGTTACCACATTACCTGTTTTCTTACCCCCACTCCATTCATCATACATAGAAGTAGCCCTTCCCTCTGACAGCATTTTATGCTTATATTGCTTATTCTTAAATTCAGCCAGGAATGAAATCCCGCACCTGCAAATGTTGTCAGGAATATAGGAAATGATCTATCGGATAAGCTCCGGATAATAACATCAGCTATTTGGTTTGTTGTCATGATCCGCAAGTCCCGCCTTTACCAATTTCGCAAACATCAAAGAATTCTTCGCTAAACTCTTTACCTTCATTACTCTTAGCGATCTCATAATCCACAGGTGTCAGCGGTTGACCGCCACGACTACCGTCCGGATAACAAGTAAATCCCCTAAGCCTATGAGCATAATTGAGAAGAGTTTTGGCAAACATATTGACATGATTTTCATTATTACCCTCAGAACCCCAAGCCGGAATGTTGATGGTAGAACTAATACTCATATCCACATAGTCCTGAATATCAGCCTGAAACTTGATTCTACGCTCAGGGTCTCTAGCCAGGTCTAGAGCAGTTTCAATCTTCCGGTGATCGATCCCGTATTTGTCAATGAGAATCTTTGAAGTCCCGTCGATTACAAACTGATGTCTCCATGCCTTACCCTTAAGGTATCTGCGCTTATAGGCTACAGCAAATAGCGGCTCTATTCCGGTTGTTGTGCCTGCCATAATTCCGATTGTGCCCGTGGGAGCAATAGCTCTGTAAGCAACCGGACGACTAATACCTAGCCTGTCAGCCAACTCGTCAGCACTGCGCTTGCTCTCATTTTTATACACCTCAAGCCACTGCTTTAATTCCGGCACTACTTCATAGCGATACCCGCGTCTCAACAGCCACTCGTGAACACCCATAAGTCCTATGCCAAGTCTCCGGTTTTTCTCCCTTACTTTATAGACTTTTTCGTATGGTAGTTTTGCAACAAGCGTTCCGCATAAGAGAAATTGAGCGACCAACCGGACAACTTCTTTGAATTCCTCTATCGTATCAATTCGGCTCATATTTATACTGCCGAGATTACACACATCAGAATCGTCCTCAGAAGTAACCTCTGTACACGCATTTCTAAGCGTCTCCTTCTCTTTATCGAAGAAGTTGAATGAGAATCCTGGCTCACCACCTGAAAGAGCCTGACGCACGTTCTCAACGTATGTCTTGGGCAGCTTCATAAAAGGAAGTTTTCCGGCTTTAAGAAGTATCTCCAAATCTACAGCATTTAACTCGTACACGCTTTCAAGAAAGGCATTGTCATAATTAACACTGATGTTTGTCATGTCGAGCGGGGCGGGAAAGTCAAAGTTCTTCTCTTTAAGATACTTGATCGTTGCCACATTCCCCATATCGTCATAAGCTCCATTAATCTTCATGCTTCCCCAATCCTTTGCATGCATGAATGCAGAGATATCTCCATGCTGCCAATTAAGCGAAGCATAGATAGCTGATCTTCTGCTGCCGCCCTGCATTACATTGCGACCAATTTCATTGATCATAATCATCTTCGAAACAGAACCGGATGCAAAACCACCCGTCTTTTTAATCACAGTTCCGGCAGGTCTGTAGACTGAGTAATCAGTACCTATGCCACCGCCCGTTAGAAGTGCCGATTCAGACTTCCATGAAAGATTAGCCCAATCCTCACGCGTGTCTTCCTCAGCCTTAAGGAGATAACAGTTGTTGAAGAATTTATGAGAGCGTCCGGCGTAATACAGATATCGTCCTCCGGCTATGAATTTCATGTCGGAATGCATATGCGCCAAAAGCTTCTTATCTTCGCCCCCGATCCGGTTACTGCAGACATCCTCAATGAGAGTCTCGCTGAGCTCAGCCCATGATTCAGAGCCTTCGTGCTTATACTTTGAGTTGAAAATGTCTTCTGAGAACTTAGTTCTAAATGGTGTATTTTCTGTCATGATCGTTTCTTGTTTATTTCGTAATTAATTATGGATCGCAAGTCAGGAGGAGAATATGAGTTTCCTTTCAATACCTTTCCGTCAGCCCTGTATATCGGTTTTCCGTTCTCATCAAGCTTAGACATATTGCTTCTGTGTACTTCATTAAAGCATTCCTCCAAAATATCACCTAACCCACACTGAACTGCAGTTCCAATAAGAATATACATGCAGTCTACAATTGCGTCAGCCACCTCTACAAGATTATCGTCAAACTCAGCATCCAATAATTCATCAACCTCCTCATTAAGTATTCTGTGACGCATTTCAAATTCTTTCTGAGGAATTAACGTCGGAATAACCCTTACCGGAAGTCCGTATGTGTTATGAAATTCTTTTAACTGATCTATATGTTTCTTCATGCTTAAATAATTATGTATTGATAAATACTAAAAGAGAACATTAATGCCCACACTAAGTACGCCATGTAACGCACTGATTTCTTTCTAAAAGAATAGGGCACTGAGAAGCAGAACATGTATATGCTAATTATGAGAAAGAACATTGTTTTGAATGTTTTTCAGACGCCTAATATATCCGTCACAATCCGGATTACAATAGCCGATTCTAACCAAAAATAAGTAATAGTCCTCAGTTTCATCAATATATCTACTGTGCTGCCATAATGCATAATCACGTATTGACTCAATATAGCTGCCATAATAAGCAAATCCACTTCTCTCTCCAATAGCAGAAGTTTCCCTTACTGCAGGCATTCGCATTCCAAATAGATTATGATTACTTCTACATAACGAGCTAGTCAAGTTTCCGGTCTCTTCATATATCTGAGCCCTGACTATTTCATTATTTGATATTCCAAATGCATCGATCCAATAATCTATATTATCCCACGTTAGCTTATAGATTTCATCCATTTGATCCTGTATCACCTCAATGCTATCAGAAAGCTCAGCATTCTCTAGCTTAAGAAGTCCTATTTCATACTCCTGCTGCTGAACAGTTTGCTCAGACATGTGTAAATTACCCGCAAAGGCTACTATAAGTAATATTACTAAACTACCTAGTATTGTCACAAATGCATCCTCAATCGATAATTTATTTCTCTTCTTTTTCTCAATCGTTTTTTCCATAATTGGGTTTTAAGTTATTACTAAAAAGGAAGATCATCATTTTCTTCCGGAATAAAAACATCGCTTGGGCGCTGAGAATCGAATGCCTTATTAATAGGTATTTGTTTTTCGTCCTCAGGCATAGCTAAAGTAGCCTGCTCTGATCTATTGAGCCAATTTGAATCATCCCATATATCGGTTAGGTTTTTAAACGTCTCATAACGACCATTTTTCACGTTATAAGAATATTTAACCATTCCTATCTTTCCTAGGTGTTTGAATTTAACCTTATTGATGTGAACCTCAACCGTGCCCTCTTCAAAGTCGCGATAAACAGTTATCCCGCCATCGGTTTTATTATAGAAATGAGCAGACCCTGATACATTAGACAGGTCAGGAACTATCATCTTTCCCTGATCATCCTTTTGCATCTTAGTCGGGTGAGCTACTAACCATATGTGTAGGTTCTGCTTGCGCTTATACCTGCTTATTTCGGTTAGTCTATTCTTAACACCATCAGTATCATTCTTTCCCTCATCGTCAATTTCAGTCCAAGGATCGAGCACTAAGCCGTTTACCCCATAACGCTCAACAAGAGAGTCACATATTCGTGTGATATTCTTAAGAGTATAGTTATCATCAGCCGGATAAATCCAAAAGAAGTGAGTCCTGATGAACGCATAAGCCTCAGATAATTCCAATCCACTACATGAATTGAAATCCTTACCTGTAATTTTAGACACTAACTTGGCAATATGAAGCACAATCGGAAAGTTTTCCGGAGAGAATATAGCAAATCGCCAATTCTTTTCTACAGCCAATCGAGATATCATATCATCGACAAATTCGGATTTACCATGTGTAGGTATTCCAGTGACGATGGTAAGTCGAGCGGGCTCGAAACTGTAGTGCTTCTTAAACTCCGGAGTTCCAACCTGTAGCCCAGGATTTAAGCCATTTTTATGCATCGCGCCAAGCTCTTCCCAAAGATCATCGATTGTGATGACGTCGGTAAGCGGAGCAGGTGTTGCTAGGTCGATGGTATTGAATAATGCCGTCTTGCCAAACTTAATGAGATATTCGTTAGCGTCCTTGCATCCTTTGTAATCTACAAAGAAGCACTTTGCCGCCCCAAATCTCCTAACAAACTCATCCCTCAACGCCTTGCCTGCAGCGTCAGTGTCTACAGCTAGAACAATCTTTCTTAATTTCGGAAGCTTGTTTGCCTGTCTCCACTTATCATCGAACAAATCATAGTGATTGTTCAAATACTCCATGTTATTATTTCCCAACTGAGCTCCGTTTGGCACTGACATCACGTTAGAAACTGATGACTCTATGTAAGACAGAGCATCCATTTCCCCTTCGACAATAATAATCGCGTCATTATCTTCCCTGAGCGCATCTACATTGTAGAATATCAGCCTAGCATCCTTATACATCCGGAAATTCTTCTGACCATCCCTGTATTTAATGTTTGTCAGAACGCCCTTATCAAAGTAGTTAAACATAATGGTATTCAACTCCTTGTTAGCCTGAGGCATGTAGTTCAGTCCGGAAGTAACCCTCATTTTCTTAAGAGTTTCTATAGAAATGTGCCTGACATTAAGAAACCAAGCTGCAGTCCGGTCATCTATTTCATTGTACTCTACTTTAGGGGCGGGAAGTTTGTATTCCTTTTCCTTAATCCGGTTTGTTGAGGCATTGAATGCGCTTGCATTAGCATATCTGTCGATAGCATACTTAGCCTCGCATCCGATGTTCTTGCAACTTGCTACCTGCTCTTCTAGATTTATCGATAAACTTTTATCGGTTTTATTCTTGCGGGTATTGTGACATTTAGGGCAGTGAGCTTTCCATTGACCGCTATTACGTCCAACGGGAACTTCAATACCCAATTCAGCCCAAGATGCACCCACCATTGTTCCGTCTTTCGCTATAAACATAATTAATCTCTATTTTTGATTACTTCTTTAATTCGTTCAAATATTCGTCAATAGTAACATCGTCAATCTCAATACATAATTCTGAGTTGTGCCATGTCTGAAAGTCTTTGAGAATCTTTTCAATCTCCTCATCCGTAATCTCCTTTGCTCGGCTATTAGCAAAGCTTTCTCCTGCACAGAAGCCAATATATAAGCCTAAGTGTGCAATATACTCAGGTTCATTCCTACTTTCAAGAACTTCCTTCGTGTGATTATTTGCATATTCTTCTGCTGTTATCTCCGCCCCCTGTTCACGCTTTGGCTTAACCTGTGAAGCCTTTGACTCCTCTGCCTCAAACGCATAACACTTATTTTCATCCATTACTGTTGTATATGACTTAACTGCATCCATTAATCCTAATTTACAATCTGACCAATCATTTTCATATTTTAACGGAATTGCATTCTTACAATTAATACAACAATGAATTATTCTTCCCTCAACCTGTGAAGTATCAGGCTTTGGGGAAATAGATTCTTTAGAAAAATATTTATTATAAAACTTTTCAACTTGTTCTACGTTTTCACCTATTTTCTTTTTCATGAATTTTAATATATTCGTTTACTTTATTATGATGAATAAAATCAGCCGCTGTTCAGCCTTAATCAAATCACGTCTAATGATTTTAAGGTATTCTGAGTTAACAGAATCAGAGTTATTGTCAACATCCCATTTGATAATACATTCAATTATGTCTTTTATCTCTGCGTTGCTTGGCTGTTCAGGTTCAATCTGATCAAGTTCATCGGCTATGGTATTTATATTATAACTCATAGTTAAATTTTATTAAAGAATCCTTCTTCTGCCTTATCGAACTGAGCCTGAGTGATTACTCTAGTCCGACCATATATGTCACGCACCTTAAAGACTGCCTCGTTACTAGGAACGGCATTCTCTTCGGCTGTAGTAACATCGTTTTCAGTAAGCACACGCTGAACTCCGCCCTTAGGTATCTCATTCAGATAGGTGTCAAAGTGAGACGGTCTGAATAAGGTATCGGGTCTAATAAATAAGCGCATTTTGTCGTCAGTACTCCATTGATTGTGCTTCCATGTAATAACCTTTTCAAAATCCTCCTTAGTGTGACCCTCATCAAGCCTGCCCCTTACGAGCTTTCTGTAGGCTTCGGTCTTTATCTTTAGGTTTTTACGTGTAATTTTGTTGAACATTTCCAATATCTCAGTAATGATCGGTTCTTGTTTTTCTTTTTCCCTGAATTTCTGAGTGCGCGGAGTCGAGCTCAGCGTAGTATGTTGATATTTTTCCCAATTATTTACCCGCATAAAGCCTTCGTCATCGACGACTAGCAGTCTATAATCGGAACTTGAAAATTCGTTTATAATTGTTCTGATGAAGTCAATGCCATGAGTAATAGCGACAACATCAAAAATGGATAGCAGAGATAGATCGTCGTGAGGCTGATCTTCGCTCTGATTAAAAGCACCGGACATCTTAGTGGCTTGAGTTAAGATCATATGCCACATCCAATAGATCGCGAATACGTCTTTGCCGTATTTGTGATATAATTTCTTAAACTTTACATCAGTTATCATATCAATTGTACATCTGTAATAAGGTGTGAATAAAGCCATTGTCGTGTAGGTTTTAGATAAGTTAAATAAGCCCCTCTCTAATGAAAGAGAAGGGCTGTAATCTTAAATTAATTTGGGACTAAAATGGAAGATCGTCCTCATTCTGAGAATCATTCTCCGGCAAGCTAGACTTGTTTTGTTCCGGAGCACTATCACCCGTAGGAAGTGGAGCTGATTTTTTAACTCCGTCAGCCTTAATCCTCCATCCGTTAAGAGAGGTGAAACATCTTTCGCCATTCTTTGTTTCAGCGACATTGACTGAAATTGTCTGAGGATACTGCGAGCTAGCGTCGATCTCGATCCAAAGCTCACGCTTACTGAATGTGTCACTGATCTGATTAATGTCACAAACCTTTACGATTTTTCCTGCGAGTGTTAATCCTGTACTTTCTGCCATAATTGAAAATTGTTTTTAGTGTAAATGAATAATTAGTGTTAAATATTTCCCAAACGTAAATTGAATTCTGTTACAAGTGATCGAGATTTCCCTGTAATCACATGTTGCCTGCTGATTCCTGGCTTGCGGTCTCTTGCTATTTTTACCCATCCGCCTGCAACTAGACGCCTCATTGCGTCAATCATTGTTGGCTTAGAAGCCGGAACATGCATCATCACTGCATACTGTGTGAACATTGGATTCTCAGAGCCCCAAAGAATGATGTCCACTTCATACTTTTTAAGGCTGTTCTTGTCGGCAAATTCGCTGACCAACTGCTGAAAGCTTCCTATCTTAATCATTGAAATTCCCTTCAACAAAATCACTTATACTAAGTGTGGACTCATTATAGAGTAATAAAAGAGCTATCAACTCCTTCTTATCAGCAGGATATTTTTTGATCTCTACTATCTCTGCCCATACTCCGCTCTTGTAAATCGCACCACCATATCCATCGGTAAGATAACTACGATCACTACCATAGTGATAACGCATTTTAGTAAAGTCGCCCACCTGCTTAATCTTACCATCATTAAGATACTTAGTACCTGTTTTATAACCCTTGTGTTCTGCAATTTCAAGAAGATATGTTGACATGTCTGCTATTTTCATGAACGCATTTTCTCTAGAGAATACAAACACATTTGCTCCCTGACCTACAATGACGGCATTTCTATAGGTTTCTATTGACCTAAACGCCAACACTACGAATGGAATATCTCTCTCCGGATATGCTCCCGATTTAAACCCCTCGAAATTTTTTCCATATGTATGTGTGGTACATACAGCGCCTTCATTAACACACAGTACATAGTCTCCAACAGAGTAGTTTCCGCATGAGTTTTTAACTGAACATACTTCCTTTTTTTCATACAATATACCGTCTACCTCAATGTAGTTTTTTTCAATTTTTCGCATTTTATTTTTATTAAATTATTTACTATAAATTCCATCAATATAAACCACTTTTCTTTCCGGAGTCAATCGGCTATAAATACAGCCTGTAAGCAGAGGGCACTTCTTGCATCTTTTCATGTTTGGCTTAGGAATGAATCCTTTTTCCATACACTGATTAATGCCGATAAGAGTGGATTCAATAAGCTTCTCTATTTCAGCCATTGCATAGTCAAAATCATAGAGATTGACCTGCCAAAACTCGTAATCTACATCGTTAGTAGTTGAATGAATGAGGAAGTAAAACGGCATGTCTCTTACCCCAAGAACCTTCAACGCTAGGTATTTGTAGAAAACAACCTGAATGGTTAGCTTATTACGGAGATTAAATGAGTTTTCTTCCCATCCGTATTCTTCCCACTGATTACCAATAAGCCCTGATGATTTGATGTCCACTATACATGGTTCACCTTTGATTGTTCCGAAGATATCCAAGACACCCTTAACCCGATAATTCATTTCCGGATAGTTTAGCTGCAACACCTTACCTGTCTCATATATTTCCAATCCTTCTGTTTGCGCTAGAAGTTTGAAGTTAGCAGCCTGCTGCTCCATTCGTTTTGCTTCTGCTGTAGGTTTTCCGGTGGAAGTCTGAGGCATTGGCGGCGTGCTACCATCCCTGTTAAGAGCTCCTGTGCATAAATACTCGAAATATTGTCCAAGTAACATGCGGTCAGAAGGAATGGATGGAACTCGTCTAGTAACATCCGTATCGCGCAATACAATGCCGCAATAAGAACTATCACTATAGTCCCACCATTTCTTAATGAGAGAGGCGGAGATACTGATCTCTATTTTATCAGCACTCTCCAACCCTAACATTTCGCTTATATCCTGATTACTCAGTTGCTGCTCCGGCATCTGTTGATTTTTTATCAGCCTTTGGGGCTTTGTATTTTCCACCCATCTTAATTACAGCAGCCTTGAAGTCAGAGTCTGTCTGAAAATCTGAGTTAGAAGTCCATAGTGCGGTTACGCTAGCCAAGTCCTTGCAGGCATTTACGCTTGCAACAAGAGTTTTTACTGCATCAGCACGCTTATCAGCAGCAGCGGCGGGAGTCTCGTTCTTTTCCTGAAACGCATCCGGATCGTCTTTGTCGGTAGGAATATTGAACTGCTTAAGAACAAAATACTTTTCAGCATAAGTCATAGCCTTTCCAACACCCTTTTCTCCGGCAATGTCAACACCCTGACCATACCAAGGAAGTTCAAGAGTTTGTCCGGTCTCTGTATCAATCCATGTGAATGTAATCCAAAGTTCGGTGAAGTAGGTGATACGCTTTTTCTTTTCATCGCCCTCTTCATGAATAATCAGATTGGAGTTAGTCACCTTGGCTGTCAGAATAAGACCAACCTCATTCATCTTTTCCCTGACAGAAGTCAGAACCTGAGACGAAGAGGTGTATTTATACTGTGCGCCTTGTGCTACTTTTTGGAGGTAAGCTACTGCTTTTTTAACCTCAAGCAACTTTTTGAACAGGGAATTGCTATCCTGTTTTGTTTCTGCCATACATGTAGATTTAAATGAATAAAATTGAAATAGAATACAAAGATAAGTAAAATTTATGACATATGCAAATATTTACTCAGTTATCTAGGGTTTAAAAGCACTAGCGTCATGCCAAATAGTTTTGACACCTTTGACAATGTACTTAGTAGCAACATTCTTAGCATGCGAGTTAGAAAGTCTACCCACCACAATAATATCGGTAGCTATAGATTGCCTAACCATGGTATTGTGAGATTTAAGAGCTCCACGCATTAAGCGTCTTACTGATTTGCCGGAAATATAACTTCCGCTCTGCTCTTTCATTTTACCTACAAACGGTTTGTTTGGATTCATAGTTTTTGCCATAGTAATAATAATTTATTGTTTACAAACTTTATTAATAAAATCAATTTCATCCTGTGATAAATGCGACTTCTCAAATTGCTCAATAGCCTGCGCATCCGAACTGTCATCGTCTATAATGATATCATCTGCTATGATGACGTCATCGTTATTTAGCATGCTCATTATCTGTCTTCCTCAATGCCTTAAGTTTATCTTTATATTTAAATGTTAATTGATAGGATATTTGTTGAGCCTCAATTTCTTGCGGAAAGAATTCCTCCGGAAGATTCTGATTAACTTTGCGTCCCTTAAACCAAACATCATTCTTTTGGTATAAAGTTTAAAATCCAAGCTACTACTTTGGTTGTGAAACCATTTCCGATCATCTTATAACGCTGAGTTTCGCTTATGCCATCCACATCAGTCCATCCGGTAGGCAATGTCTGCAGTCTCTCGCATTCCCATGGAGTTAATCTTCTGCCAAGTTGCTCAATCACACCATACGGAACACCCTTCCACATGTTTGCGGTAAGCGGTGACGATTTGTGATCAAGTTTATTCGGCATAAAATTCCATCTAGACTTGCCACCTAATCCTATCCGGCTCATATAAGCTATTGCCTTCTCAGATAGGAAGTATCGAGTTGCATTCGATATCGGATCGCATTCATTCATGATCACATCCATCAGAACTTCGGCATTAAAATCAGGTAATTGCAGCATATCGACAGGAATGTTTGTCCAATACAGGCGATCTCGGTTCTGTGCTGAGAACAGATTTGAGTTGATCCTGATGGGCTGACATCCCATAGCTTCGGACATTTTATCCCTGTCGGATATGCGCATGGAAGCAACATTCTCCAATAAAAAGTACTTGAAATTTCCCTCATTCTTAATCCGGACGTATTCGTAAAACAATGATGACTGATCGCCTTTAAGCCCCTGACCATTGCCTGCAGAACTAAGGTTGGTGCATGGAGAGCCGCCGATAAGCAGATCAAACTGATCAAACTGATATCCACTAACAAGCCTAACATCACCCATGTTTCT